TATGAATATTTGGGCTGTTAATAAAAGTTCAGCAGATAAAATACCAGGAATTAACTTTAATAATAAACGAGTTCAAATAATCGCAGCGTTTGAGGAATATGTAAGACATAAATTCAAAATTAAAAGTGTTCGGTTATATAATGAAATGAACACATTTGTCTATGTAAATGGAAGACCTGACCATCAAAGGGGACAGCATGATGACCTTATTATGGGTATATCAATGGCAATTTACGTTGGTGAATCCTCGTTTTCAAAACTTGAAAAAGTAACTGAAAAAACAAAAGTTATGATTGAGTCCTGGACCGTTTCAGATAATAGTAATATTGGAAAACAATTACATTTTGACCCAGTTTTACCTAGTATACCTGGAATGGTGGATAGATACGGTAGAGAAGTAAACACACCAACCAAGAATGATTATATGACATATTCCTGGTTATTTGGAGGAAGATAATATTTATAAAAAATGGGATTAGAAAGAAGAAAAAGGTCTGGAAATTATATTGGTGGTTCAAAACTTATTGTTAATGGACAAGAGATTTATAATATCAAAAAATTCGTACAGACATTTAATAAACAAATTATTACAAAAGAAAGTACAAAACAAGTAATTCCACCCACAACAACTACAACAACCACAATTCCAATTACAACTTGTTACATAGAAACTCAACTTTTTGATGATATTGTAACACAAGGATTTGATAACTTAATCTGGTGTTAGTTGCAAGTATTTATAAAGATATAAAAATATCTACATTTAAAATATGGCAGAAAATAATAATAAAAATCTTACAATATTCCAAAGGTTATCACAAACTTTTGGTCCAAATGGTTTATTACAACAAGATATACCAACTTACAAATTTGACAAAAAAGAGTTATTAAGAACAACAGATAAACAAGAGTATGAACTTGAAAAACTCCAAGCTCAACAGTCGTTATATTTGGCAGGTCAATGGACAAAAATTGAAAATAACCTCTATACTCAAGCTGTTTATTATGAACCAACAAGATTGGCCGCGTTCTATGACTACGAATCTATGGAGTTTACACCGGAAATCTCAACAGCTCTTGATATTTATGCTGAAGAATCAACAACACCAAATGAAGATGGTTATATTTTACAAGTATATTCTGAATCAAAGAGAATTAAAGCAATTCTTGTTGAGTTATTTAACAATACTTTAGATATTAATACAAATTTACAAATGTGGATTAGAAACACTTGTAAATACGGTGATAATTTTGTGTACCTAAAACTAGACCCAGAAAAGGGTATTGTTGGTTGTATGCAATTACCAAATATTGAAATAGAGAGACTAGAGCGTGGTATGGTTGCTAGGTCTGTAAATGCCGAAGTTGACCCAAAACAAAAAGGTTTAAGATTTCATTGGAAAATAAAAGATATGGAATTTAACGCTTGGGAAGTGGCACATTTTAGATTACTTGGTGATGATAGAAAACTTCCTTATGGTACATCAATGTTAGAAAAAGCAAGACGTATTTGGAAACAATTAATGTTGTCCGAAGATGCTATGTTAATATATCGTACATCTAGAGCACCAGAAAGAAGGGTGTTTAAGGTGTTTGTTGGTAATATGGACGATAAGGACGTTGAACCATATGTACAACGTGTTGCAAACAAATTTAAACGTGACCAGGTTGTTGATAAAAATACGGGAAATGTGGATTTAAGGTTCAACCAAATGGCTGTTGACCAAGATTACTTTATACCAGTTAGAGACCCTGCTGCGGGTAACCCAATTGATACGTTACCTGGTGCTCAAAATTTATCAGAAATTGCTGATATTGAGTATATTCAGAAAAAACTTGTAACAGCACTTCGTGTACCAAAAGCTTATTTAGGTTTTGAGGAAGTTGTTGGTGATGGTAAAAACCTATCACTACAAGATATTCGTTTTGCAAGAACAATCAATAAAATCCAAAAGGCAATTATTGCTGAATTAAATAAAATTGCAATCATTCACTTGTTCTTATTAGGTTTTGAGGATGAATTACAAAACTTTACTTTAGGTCTTACAAACCCATCAAAACAAGCTGATTTGTTAATGGTTGATGTATGGAAAGAAAAGGTATTATTGTATAAAGATCTTGTAACACCAATTGCAGAAACATTGGCGCCAACATCGGCTACTTGGGCCAAAAAACATATATTTGGTTTTTCAGATGAAGATATTAAATTAGATATACAACAACAAAGATTAGAAAGAGCAGTATCTGCTGAATTAACAAATACACCAACAGTTATTACACGTACAGGTTTATTTGATAATGTTGATAAGTTATATAAAACAACAACTGGTACAACAGAAGGAGCTCCAGCTGAAGGTGGTGCACCACCACCAGGAGGTCCACCTAAACCACCATCTTTAGGTGGATTAGGAGCATCATCTCCACCATCTCCACCATCCCCACCAGGAGGTGAGCCGGGTGGTTTACCAACACTCCCAGAAAACAAAGAAAATAATTTAAATATTCTTTTAGAAAGTGATGATATTATGGGTGATAAGTACATTGATTTATCAAAAGCTAGAAATTCTTTAGGTACAATGGAAGATGCACTTAGCAAATTGTTAAAAGACTAATATTTATAATAAAAACTACACTATGGAATTTGGATTATTAAAAACAAAAATAGAAGAATCTTTAAGTAATTCTTACAATAGAAGAACATTAAAAAAAGATATGTTTGTCTTTAACGAATTAGTTTTGGAAAATAGAAATGTTGCAAAATTATATTTTTTATACGACGAATTATCAAATAATAAAGGTCTTAATGAAAATTTAGCAACAGAGTTTATTAATGAATCTGTAAAAATGTATAACCAAATTACAAAGGGTATTTCAAAAACAAATTTAAACGAACTCCAAATGTGGGTTGGTCATTTAAAATGTGAAAACAAATATAAACATATTGATAATCTTTTTTCAAAAACTATTGTATCATTAGAAGATAAACTAAAAAGTAAGTCTTTTGTGATGGAATCATTACAAAAAGAAAAACAAACAAATGAATCTTCACAAATAAAATTACCACTAAATAAAGTTGTTGATGTTGCAAATAAAACTGTAAATGACTATCTTTCTAAACTGGATGAAAACGAAAAAAAAGATTTATTAAAAGTTTTAAAAGAAGACGAATCGAAGCTTGAAATAGAATTTGATGTTTTAAAAGAAAGCGTTGTCTCTAGGTTATCAAATCTCAAAAAAGAAGAAAAAGAAGAAGATGTTATAAATACAATTAATGAAACCATTTCAAAAGTTGAAAAAGAAACATTTAGTAGGGATACTTATTTGAAACTTAAAAAGTTAAATAATAATATTTAAAGATTGTTTTTAAAGGTTTGTCGATAAACAGCCTTATTTTTAATCTGTCTTCTTAATACAGATTTTTTGGTATATTCCTTTCTTTCATTCAAATGACTATTTTGTCTAGTTTTTATAACTTTACTTTTTAGTTCTTTCAAAGCTCTTTCAATATCACCCTTTTTTACGTTTACTATTAGCATATTAATTTTTTATTATATTGATATATATTTCAATTTTATGTAAATTTTTAAAAAATAAACATATGTAGTATGAAAAATATATGAAAAAAGGTAAAACTGAAAAGTTAAATGGTTTTAAAACCAGTAAAGTCCATTATGGGACAGTAGATTCTAAAAATTTTAAATCACTTTATTTAAACATCCAAACTTGGGTTGACCCCAAAAAAGATTCAGAAAATTGGACAAGGGTTGTTTCCAATACATCACGGTCAATTAAGCATTCAATTTATAATAGATTAAATCAAGATTTTTTTAAACAAAATTTTATTGTTGATTTAGATTTAAGAACAAGTGGTATTCAGATAAAAAAGAAGTCATTTATGAATTTAGAAATTACACTTTTTTTAAATAATGAAATTGATTTTAAATCTCCAACATTAAAAAAAGAATTAAAAAAATTAACAAAAGACATTTATTCCGATGTGTTAGTCGAACACGAACATTTTAAGTTTTATCTTACAAAATACGGAAATTCAAAACCTCAAAAAGTAAAAACCGAAAATATTTAGTATTTATAATAAAAATTAGATATGAAAATTTTAGGACCAAACGATAGTGGTAGAGGAATCCTTATTGAATATGATGCTGGATACATCAACCCAAAATCTATGAATAACCATTTTATTATGGAATCAAAGAGTTTTATGGATCACTCAAAACCATTTGAGTTTTACGCCGTATTGCAGAAATACGATACACCAAATAGAAATGGTAGAATCTACCCAGAAAAAATTTTAAAAAGAGAGGTGGAAAACTATAAAAAAATGATTGAAAAGGGTACATCTCTTTCAGAACTTAACCACCCGGAATCTTCTTTAATTGATCTTGACCGTGTATCTCATATTATTACAGATGTATGGTGGGATGGTCCGGTATTATTAGGTAAATTAAAATTATTAACTTCACCTGGTTTTCACGAAAGAGGTATTGTATCCACAAAAGGAGATATGGCTGCAAATTATTTACGACAAGGTGTAACACTTGGCATTTCTTCTAGAGGTGTTGGGTCACTTAAAAAAGTTGGGGAACAAAATGAAGTACAAGGTGATTTTGAATTAGTTTGTTTTGATTTAGTTTCTTCACCGTCAACACCTGGTGCTTATTTATTTTTAGATAAAAATGATAGACATAAGTTTGATGAGAATTTAGAAGAAGAAAAAAGAGTAAATATCGAAAGAACAACCGGTATGGAATCTAGTGCTGTTGATAAGACAAAAAAATTAATGGATAAATTAACCGCATTTCTTGATAAATAAAAAAATTAGTTTTATAATTTAATAAAATTAATAAATTATGGAACAAGGAGAAAAATATTTTGTAGCAAAAATTACATCAGATTTGTTAGATTCAGAATCTGGTAGAGTAAAAAAAGTAAAAGAAGAAAAATTAGTTTTGGCTTATAGTCCTACAGATGTTGAGGCAAAAGTAACTAAAATCTATGAAAATTACACGATGGATTGGAGAATCACTTCTATCACAGAAAGTAAAATTGATGAAGTAATCGAATAAAATAGTAAAATATTTTAAAAAAATAAAGGGAGTATCTAAAGGTATTCCCTTTTTTTTTATTCTAAAATAAAACTTTTTCTAAATTTCATATATTTATTTGTTATAAAAAGAATGAATAATATGAAAAACAAAAATTCAGAAATTGAAGATGCAATATTTCAGATAAAGAATCTGGAAGAAGCTCTCAATAGAAATGCACAAGGAATACTTGCTTCTACAATGAAGGAAGAAATCAGTTCATTAGTAAAAGAATCTCTTATGGAGGCTGAAGAAGAGGAAGAAGAGATTGACACAGAAGTTGATACTGAAGATGATGACGAAGAAGCTAATCTCACTATGGACGATTCAGATGAAATGAATCTTATGGGTGATGAAGAAGATGAAATTGATTCAGACGAAGTAGAAACTGATAATTTACCTGCACCTACTATGGGTGTTTCAACAGACGATGAAGACGAAGAAACAATTGACGCTACTGGTTTTAGTGATGATGAAGTTGTAACAGTTTTTAGAAGTCTAGAACCATCTGATAGTATTGTAGTTAAAAAAGACGACAATATGATACATTTAAAAGATACTGAAAAAGATGTAGAGTATTTGATTCAACTTGGTGAATCCGAAGAAGACGAATATGAAATGAAAGAAGGTGGTCGTAGACATCGTAATTTTTCTTTTGATGATGAAGGAGATGACGATTTTTCTTTTGATGAAGAAGAAGAAGATGATGACTTTGGTTTTATGGATGATGACGATGAACTTGGAGAAACTATTTATGAAGTTGAGCTTGATGAAATGGAAGACATTATGAGTTACGGTGAGTTTGATGAAATGGAAGATATTGAATTTTCTGATTCAGACTTGGACGCTGTTATGGAATCAAAAAAAGCTTTCAAAGCAAAAGGAATGGGAATGGGCAACCAATCGAAATTCAAGTACAGTAAAAAACCAAATATGGAAAAAGGGTTTGATGAGAATATGAAAGAAGGCTCAAAAACCAAATACACTGGAAAAGCTAAGTTTGATTATAAAAGTGATGTTAACTCAAAAGGATTTGGTGAAAAAGCTAACAAAAAATCTACCGTGAAAAAAACTGAAACAAAAGAAGCAGCTCGTACACGAGGTAACGGTGATAGATTTAGAGAAGGAGGTTTACCAAAACCAAGAGCACACTCAAAAGCAAATACTGCAATCAAAAAGAATGTGAATGAAGAAGTAACAATGTTAAGAGAAAAAAATGAAGAATATAGAAACGCATTAAATGTTTTTAGAGAAAAACTTAATGAAGTTGCTGTATTTAATTCTAATCTGGCATACGCTACAAGATTGTTTACTGAACATTCAACAACAAAACAAGAAAAGATTAATATTCTTAGAAGATTTGACAATGTTGAAACTTTGAAAGAATCAAAAAATCTTTACAAATCTATTAAAGATGAATTATCTACAGGAAAGGAAGTGGAAACAACTAAAAGTATTAATGAGTCAGTTGAAAGAACGGTGGTTAAAACTCCGTCATCTGGTTCTGCAATTAATTTAATTGAATCTAAAACTTACGAAAATCCACAATTCCTTAGAATGAAAGATTTAATGGGAAAAATTAACTAAAAATAAACTTTTTAAAAAAACCGTATATTTATAATATACATAAAATAAAAAAAAATAAAAAAAATTAAAAATGGGAGCATTATTAGAATCAGGTCTTGTTGGTAA